AGGTGTATCCGAACAGAGTCATCTTGGTTCCCTCTGTTGTGTTCGTGGAGGAAGGCTGGGCAAAGGATGCACAGTTGGTGCCGGCGGCAAAGAACGCAGCGGCATCGGAGGGACCCAGCATATTCGGGTATGCGTGGATGTTGCAGAGTGAACCAGAGAATCCACCGTTGTTCGCCGTCTTCAGATCACCGGCAGCCGGACGAGGAACGCCGGGCAGAACACACGACTTCACCAGCTTTCCGTTGATGTACACGTCCAGATTGCGCTGGAATACCGTCACAGAGACCGCAAACCAGGTTTGGAGCGGGACGTTCTCGACCGTACATGTGTACGAATCTCCAGTAGCACTGGTACTGTTCGCGGCGGCCGGCGATCCGGTCGATCCACCACCCGGTGTTGCGGTGTAGATCGAGACCTTCACGTTCAGACTGTTATTGGTTGGGTCGAGCGTAATCTCGGGATTACGATATCCGGTATTGGTAGAGTCCATTCGGTAGATCACGCCTTTTTCCTTGTTAAACCCGTATGTCCAGTCCTTGATGAACATCCAGAACTGAATACCGTTATCTGCTCCTTGGGTAATCGGTGCATTCGCTGCTGGAATGGTTTTTGCTATTGTCCCATCTATTGGAAGGGGTGCTTGGTCGGGGACAGTCGGTGAACCCAAGATACTCACAGCTTGTTTGCCGCTTGAAGTTGCCACCGCATTGTAAATAAACAGCGCAGCCAACAGAAGAACGCCCAATCCCACAATCACAACCAGCGCCTTTGCAATCACACCCATTGATCCAAATCCTGAACTTGTGCTTGTGCTACTGCTATACATGGAGGGACCGTAAGAAGGTCCATAGAGCGATGGTCTTGACGTGGAACCTCCCATTTATGTATCACTTACAAAGGAAGTTATGCTAAGACACAATGGAAAAACGAACCGGACCTCCACCAAGACAACAGACCGTAATGTATTGTAACAATTGTGGTACAAAAGGTCATCTCTTCCGATCGTGTAATGACCCGGTATTGTCGTGTGGGCTTATTCTTGTTGAAAATGACTCGTTGCCTGTAGACTCGAAAAAGACCCGTCTCTTGATGATACGTCGAAAAGATAGTATGAGTTTCGCTGAGTTTATGCGTGGGAAGTATGATCCATCGAACACGGAGTACGTGGCTCGCCTGGTCGGAAACATGACGATTGCTGAGCAGAAGATGATTGCCGAAGAAACATTTGAAACGACATGGAAAACGTTGTGGGGCGAGGATCACCTGAGCGGCGACTATGGACCCTCTCAAGTCAAGTTCAACCAACTCAATCGCGCCGAGTTGGTGGCAAACAATCCATCGGGCTACCAAGAGCCTGAATGGGGATTCCCGAAGGGGCGCAGGATTCGTGGGGAATCGGATGTAGACTGTGCAATCCGAGAGTTTGGCGAAGAGACCAACATTCCCCGTGATTCGTATGTGGTCCTGAAGAACATCCGATTGGAAGAAACGTTCGAAGGCTTGAATGGAATCTCGTACCGTCACCTGTACTTCGTGGCACTGGTCAAGAACCCAGAAATGATCGACTTGAATCAGCGATTTACTCCGATGCAACGCCGAGAGATCTCGGGCATTGCGTGGAAGTCGTTTGTTGAGTGCGCCCAGCATGTGAGACCGCACCATGTACAGCGAGAGGCAATGATCAAGGAACTCGAGTCCGTGTTGGATACATTTGAAACCGTATAGTTAGGACGTGAATCGGAATCCCGACAGGTACACCGTAATACAGTACGAGACAACGGCGATGGCAAACACCCACCACCAAACAGGAAAAATAGTGGCTTCACGATCCGTAACCCCAAACGGGCGGATCCGTCCTTCACGCCCAAAGGCTACGGACGGCTTCAGATACAGGAACGCAGCCATTAAGAAGAGATAAATTGTCACCATGAACATGCGGTGACTATGTCGCACACTTCCCATTAGTTCTCACGGGGAATATGTTTCCAACTCTTTCCTCTTATTATATCTGAAATTGTCGCACGGCTTATATTATAAAGTTCCGACATGCTTTGCTGTGTATATGTATTTGCATCTCTAAGAATAGCTCTTACGTGTGCTTCTGTGAGTTTAGAAGACCCATGTGCGTCACCTTGAAGTTTTGATTGTCTTCCTCGATTAACCTTTTCGATTACATTGTCTACATGCGTTCCTTCATGTAAGTGGTCCTGATTACAACATGGGGGATTGTCGCAACTATGTAGAGCACATAGACCGTCTCCAATCGCTCTCCCAAGTTTCATTTCGAGTGCAACTCTATGAGAAAGCCCAGGCTTCATAATCATTGGTAACTTAACTATACCATATCCTGCTTTGTTCACCCCACGCGTCCATACCCGACAGCCATTTTCTTTGGTCTCAAGTTGATTATTAAACCATTCCACGAACGCGTCTCCCGAAAGATTCTGTCTTCTCCGGGTGGACATACTTGCCTTTAATGTTATAGTCGTGATGTTCATTTTGTTGACACAGATTAATGAGGGCAGCCCCATCCTACGTGCTCCCTAATCGGAAGGCATTCTCAGATGCCATTACACGAATGTTCATCAAGTCGGACTACCGGGCACAGGACAAGGACCCCTTGGACGAAGAAGATAAGGATGTTGATCTCTGTTTGAAGAGAGCAGGTACAGGACGTGAGCTTTTTCCTTATCAAAAGATCATTCGCGACTACCTAAAAATTGAAACTCCGTATCGTGGGTTGTTGGTCTACCACGGTCTCGGATCGGGCAAAACGTGTTCGTCTATCGCGGTGGCGGAGTCCCTGCTGAGCACCAGCAAGGTCTTTGTGATGCTCCCCGCCTCCCTTGAAGCCAACTATCGCGAGGAGTTGCAGAAGTGTGGAGATCCAATCTACGCCGTTGAAAATCACTGGACCGTGCGCCCGATATCGGATGCCGTTCGGAAAGAGGGAAAGCGACTGGGTATTTCCGAGAAGTTTATGGAGAAGAACCAGCGCATCTTTGTGACCACTCCGTCCGAGACGCCAAACTTTGAAAGCCTCTCCACCAAAGACAAGGCTGATATTCGTGCGCAAATCAAGGATATCTTGGAGCAACGATTCAACTTTATCCGCTACAATGGTCTCACACGCTCAAATATTGCAGAGTATACGAAAGAGGGTCAATACGACGATTCAGTTGTGATTATTGACGAAGCGCATAACTTGATTTCTCGAGTGATCAATGAGTCTGAAATCACATCCAAGCTGTACGATGCTATTTACCACGCCAAGCGGTGCAAGATTGTCCTGCTGTCAGGCACTCCGATTATCAATTCACCCAACGAGATTTCGTACATGATGAACCTTCTTCGTGGACCCATTGAGCGAATCACCATTCCTTTCAAGACCATTCCTGCATGGGACGAAGAAAGGATTACAAAGGCGTTTCGCGGAATTCCCGAGGTCGACACCATCGAGTTCAATGCCCTGAAGAAATACGTCATGATAACCCGCAATCCTCCCCAGTTCCGTTCCACGTATAACGGCGAAGGTGATCGTATTGCCGTGCAATACATGAAGGATCTGCCGTTTGTTTCGATTGCCGCAGACTGGGTCGCGGGCATCAAGGCAAAGATTGAGACGGATGTAGGCGGAGGTGAAATTGCAACCGAAAGGGTATCAACTGAAGAGCTCCAGTGTCTGCCCACAGACTATGAAGAGTTTGCAAATTTGTTCCTGGATGGTCTGAACATCAAGAACCCGATGCTCTTTCGTCGGCGCATTCAAGGGTTGGTTTCGTATTTCAAGGGTGCCGATGAGCGTCTGCTTCCTCAACGTATCGACCTGGACGAGACGCTGATCAAGGTTGAGATGTCCGACGAGCAGTTCATTCGCTACCTGGCAGTCCGTTGGGAAGAGATGAAGATAGACTCTCGTCGTGGTCGATCAAAGCTGGACGAGAATCTCAGCACATTCCGTGTTCCAACCCGTCTTGTCTGCGACTATGCTACACCACCGGAGCTGACCATCAAAGAGGATCCAGATGTTGTCTCTGAAAGCAAGAAGCCTCCGAAAGAAGAGTCCGATGCGGTGATCAAGAAGTTGAAGGCAGCGGCGGATCGGTACCTGTCCCCAAAGGGGCTTGAGACGTTCAGCCCCAAGATGCTGAAGATTCTGACCAACATCAAGGCGGGCAAGGATGCAAACCAGTTTGTTTACTCTCAGTATCGCTCATTGGAAGGTCTGGGCGTCTTGTCGGCGGTGCTGGACACTGCAGGATGGCAACCGTACAAGATTGTGAAGAAAGCCGGACAGTGGGTGGAAGATCCAGACATGGACGACAAACCCGCTTACACCTTCTACACGGGTGAGGAAGATGCCGAGGAGCGTGATCTGACTCGTCAGATCTTTAACGGTGTGTACTCCAAGAACTTCCCAGCATCCTTGAAGGAAAGTGTGAATGCCCGTGGCAAGAAGATTCTGACTGTCCTGATGGCCTCTGCATCCGGCGCTGAAGGTATCACGCTCAACAATGTCCGATTTGTGCACATTATGGAGCCTCACTGGACGCCTGCTCGCCACGATCAGGTCATTGGGCGCGCCATCCGTATCTGCTCCCACGCTACCTTGCCAATGGAAGAACGGACGGTGAAAGTCTCTTTTTACATTTCGGTGTTCACGGAGAAGCAGATGAAGTCGGCTGATTACCCGAACATTGTCCCGATTCGCAGGAATGACATGGTGATAAAGCGTTATGAAGGCGACCCGGTGGAGACGTTCATGTCCACTGACGAGTATTTGTATGAGACTGCCTATGAGAAAGAGCGCATCGGACAGCGGATGTCCTTGTTGCTCAAACAGTCGGCGGTTGATTGCGAAATCCACCGGAAGCTCCATTCTCGTGAACGTCCGGTGGTCTCGTGTATGCGATTCGACTCCACGACCGCCGGTGAAGATCTGGCATTCAGACCGAATATTAAAAACGAAGACTTGGATGAGACGGTGTTGCGCAATACATCAAACAAGCACCGAGTGTTACAAAAAGTGATGGTCAAGGGAATCTCACTGATCATTGATCGGAACACCAAGGAGGTCTTCGATGGACCCGCTTGGGACGACAATCAGCGTCTCCTCCGGATGGGCAAGATGGTCAGCCCTACTTCAATTGAATTTCTGCTCTGACACACTCGTCAAGCCTCGCTCTTGACGTCCTCAATCCACCCGGCACAGACATCGGTCCACGTCTTAAACTTGTAGCTCAAGGCTGACTTCTTGAACTGAGGCAGGACCTTGATAAGATCGTCCATTCGATCGGCAAGCTCCTTGTAGCAGAATGACGGCGCCCACAATCCAAGGGGCATTGTACCCGGAAAGTACCAGCGGTCACGCGGTGGAACAAATGCACATACAGTCTCGTTCATGAAGGAGCGATACGTTCCAATGTCCGTCACAATCTGGGGTGCTCCAGTGTACAGGTGCTCGATCTGACACAGACCAAATCCCTCGCCATCCGACGTATTCACACCGATATCTCCAGCATTGTAGATCTCGTTGATGGATGCATCGGGAACCGGCTTTGCAGACGTGTCGACAAGCAACAGTCTCTTGCTAAGCTCTCCAACATCAAGTCCGTGGCGGTCAAGCTCGGTGGCAAAGATACGGCTGACATCGTAGTATGCACCCTGCTGAGCATTCATCCCCGTCACAATCATAAAGTAGTACGGCTTGGTCGTATCACGACGAAGCAGCTCGGCAAACCCCATCAGTGCAAGATCGAGTCGCTTTCGCTGACTGTTGCGATTCGCATTCACAAACAGAACTCCTCCGGGCGGGATTCCCATTGTTGATCGAATAGATGCACGGACTGAATCAGGGAGCCTAGAAAACAACGTTGTGTCCACTGCATTCTCCAGAACACGAATGTCTGGAAAGGGTGCATACTTGGTGTAGATGTCTGCCCAGTACTGTGTGAAGCAGTATACACGGTGCGCATTCTTTGTGATCGTCTCGATCAGTGGAGGGGCAATGCCCTCGTAGACCTGATCCACATAGACCCACAACTTATACGGTGACGTCGCCTTGTCAAACTTCATGGCCTCCACAAAACGGTGGATGATCAACGGATCATTGTAGATCATCACCACATCTGGATTCACCATCTCCAGATACTCGTAGATCTTGTTGAATCCAAACCCCTCCTCCTTCGGATCCTCATTGGCAGCTGCATCGTAGGCAATGACACCCTTGGGAACCGTGCGAATGCTCGTCCGTGCAGGAAGGCGCTGAAATCCAAAGTGATACGTCTTTACCTGCGGTGACAGGGTCGCCAGCTGTCCAAGAAGATTGTACACCACCTTGGAATACCCCGTCGTCTGATCTACGTGCGTGCTAACAAGAACAAACCGCATTGTGTTCTTAGTCTTTTCTCTCCGTAAACCATAATGCCCGTCTTGCGCCCATCGAGTTCCGATTTCACATCCTTCGTCAAGGCGGCTGCGCAGTATGTTGCACCTGGACGTACTGCTAAGGTCTCTAAATCTGGGGGTGTTCCTGTTGCTTTACCTGGGTTAGGCGCTGTCGTCCGCACATCCCAGGTCGGTGCATTGGCGTCGCCCAGTACAAGTGCGGTCATCATCAACGGAGTGACACCACTGGCGGCAGTTTCTGCGGCGGTGATTAGAGTGCTTCTAGGTATTGTCACGACGCTCGCAGGAAATGGCACTGCCACCTTCGCTAACGGCACAGGCGCCGCCGCGAGATTTAACGGTCCGAAAGGAGTCGCAGTGACATCGACCGGTGATATCGTCGTTGCGGACCCCGGTAACAACCGCATCCGGCTTGTGACACCGGGCGGTGTGGTCTCCACTCTCGCGGGACAGACAACCGCCGGCTTCGGCGACGGCACAGGCGCCGCTGCGAGCTTCAACAACCCGATTGGAGTCGCCGTGATCCCTTCGAGTGGAGTGATCGTTGTTGCGGACACCGGTAACAACCGCATCCGGCTTGTGACACCGGGCGGTGTGGTCTCCACTCTCGCGGGCAGCACCGCAGGGTTCTCAAACGGCACGGGCGCGGCCGCGAGATTTTCCTTCCCAAATGGAGTTGCCGTTCTTCCAGATGGTAATATTGTCGTGGCCGACTACAATAACTTCCGCATCCGGCTCGTGAGACCAGACGGTGTCGTCACGACGCTTGCGGGCAGCGGCAACTGGACGTTCGCCGACGGCACGGGCGCTGCTGCCAGTTTTAAAGAACCAGTCGGAGTCGCCGTGACCTCAAGCGGTGATATCGTCGTTGCGGACCCCAATAACCACCGCATTCGACTTGTGACGTATCCCGGAGGGGTGGTCACGACGCTTGCGGGCAGTGGCACTGACGCCTTTGCAGACGGCACGGGCACTGCCGCGAGCTTCAGTTCCTCGCAAGGAGTCGCAGTGACCCCGACCGGCGATGTCGTCGTGGCCGACACGAACAACAATCGCATCCGTTTGATAGTGTAATCAATACTGCGGTCTAATTTCTTACCAACTTATAAATGCAGGTCAACTCAGCCCAGGATTACCTGACTCAACTGAAGCGTCAGATCATTGCCAAGTCTCTGACGGTAGCTCCTCCTCCCCTGAAGCGCAGAACGAACACCCAGTACATTGGCGTGCTTGCCAACAAGTCCGATCGGTATGATATGTCTGTTGCTGTCAATACACTCGTTCCCACTACGCTTGGAAAAACCGTTACGTCCTTCTGTTGCGTTCCGACGAACACTGCGACCACGACCTATTTAGTCTAATCGTCGATTTATGTTGTACTTTAAGTAACAATGCCCATCCTACGTCCATCTGGGTCTGATTTTACATCCTTTGTCAAGGCGGCTGCGCAGTACGTTGCACCTGGACGTACTGCTAAGGTGTCCAAATCAGGCGGTGTGTCCGTTGCTTTGCCTGGATTGGGCGCTATCATCCGCACGTCGC